TGAGGATCGTGGTGACGGAGGGAATTTTCTTCCCGTCCGCCGCACGATACCCTTGTCGTGGTGTCGGCATGATTAAAAGCTCATGTCGTCGTCGGCGAAGGCGGCCTCAGTCGCAGCCGGCTTAGCGGCGGCCTTCGGTGCAGCCTTCGGCACGTCGATCATGCGGTTGGCGATCTTGTCCTGTATCCACGCCGGGAGCTTGTCGAAAATTTTGTCGTCTGGCGTGTCGGTCGAGTAGACGAGCGCCTCACCCTCTAGCGCCGGGGCTGGCATCGCCTTCGGCAGCGGCATGATGGACGTGAGGTTTGCATACGTTCTGTCGCCCTTCACGCTGTGCGTGACGTTGATAAACGCAGGCTTACCGGCGACCTTGCCAAGATCAAACTTCTTGAGCTCATCAGCCGTGAAGGCTTTGCCGCGCCAGGAGGTGAGCAGCCCGTAGAGCGTGGACTTTTCGTTTAGGCTCAGGCCTACCGTGCGGCTGATGACCGCAGGCAGACTCTTCGTCTCGCCATCCTTCGTGATCTCGACACGAATCTCTGGGATTTGGAAGCGCAGCACGACCGTGCGCTTGGGCGCGAACTGCCCATTCGGTGAGGCTTGCACGCCAAGGTCAACGACCATATCGCAGACTGCCGCGTAGGCGCCGGCCTCGAGAGGCTTGCGCTCAGGGAAGTTACCGCCGCCAGATGCACTAATAAACAGACTCATATTTGTTAACTCCTATTTGCTACGGTTCACCAGTATTCTCTGCCGCCGCGACTGCTGCGCCAGTTTGGCGGGGGAACCTGCCGCCAATTTTCGTGTAATGGATTGCGTGTTGCATTCTTGAATCTGCGATCGCGACGCCATTCAATAAAGGCGTAGGCGAACCAGCCGATGAAGAAGCATGAGACGAAGATGATGAACGCGATCACGGCTCACCTCGCAGCCGGATACGATCCGGTATCAGATGCCCGAGTCGGTTGTCGAGCATACGCTCGCAGTCTTGCGCGATGGACTCGCGCTCGGCGCGCATGACGATTTCCGCAAACCGTAAAAGGCTCCAGTCTTCATCGTGCGTGGCGGGGAAGCCGCACTCGATAGCGGCGCGGTATAGGTCATAGTCGGTCACGTGTTGTCCTCCGCTGAAAACCAGTCAGACTGCCGGCGCAGGAACGTCGGCCATTCTGCGTTCTTGTTGCAGAAGGAGCGGTCCTCAATCAGCACATGGTTGGTCGGCTGTGCGGTAAAGCGCCCGTTCTCAAGCTGCAGTACATAGAACTCTTTGCTCTGCTCGGGCTCGGCGCTGAAGGCGTCGCCGACCGGCACTATCGTGAAGAGGTACATACCACGATGCTCGTCTCGGTTCTGCAGTCGTACCCGTGCGTTCATGCTGGCGAGAAATGGGTACTCGAGCACGCTGAACTGGTAGCCGTAGCAGTCCCATGTTTGGGCGTCGCTTGGCATCCAGCTACCCTCGACATCTTGTCGCGAGGCGAGTTGATGTAGGCCGACGTTGCGGTAGACGGCGCCGCTCTCGAGCATGACGTGGCAGCCGAGTGCGCGACCGGGGAATGACGTGATGCCGAACCAGACTGCGCGCAGCCAGTCGTGGCGGCCACAAGAGTTAGGCTCGAGCCAGACGTATTTGTGTTGCGGCAGGGGGCCGCTGTGGGTGTAGAGGCTCATTACCACTCACCCGTGATCCATGCCGTGACGAAGCAGACGGCGGCGAAGATGGCGAGGCCGTAGGCGGCCATGAGCCAGTCGGCTGGGGTGGCGTAGCCGGAAATGATTTCTAACATGATCGCTTCTCCCGTGAGGGGCGGCTTAGGCCGCCACCTCCGTGAAGTAAACGTCAAAGTCGATGTTATGGTCTAAGTTATATCGCACAGCAATCTTTTCGGCTTGCTTGGCAATTTGACGAAGCACCGTCAGTTGCTTGCGATCCGGCAGGTCGTTCGACCGCTCCGCAGCGCGAAGAACATCAATCAGCGCGTCAAACATTGCCATACCAGCGATGTCGCTGCCGGGAAGATAGGCCATGTCTGCGAAGTATTCGTCGTTAATCTTGCGTGTCATTTCGTTTCTCCTTTTATCGCTTCTGGATGCAGCACTGCGCTGTCCATGGAAGCCATAATACACGGTCTGAAAAGGATTACAACCCCCCGATGTAAATATTTTTTCACCCCCTTCACAGCCGCCTATTTCTGGTTGTAAGATAGCTACATGAACAAGAAGATCACTCCGCAGCAAGCGGCAATCATCCACGCCGTGGACAAGGCAGGCGGTCAGTCAGCCTTGGCACGGGTTCTAGGTATACGCCCGCAGGCCGTCCAGAAATGGTGCGCCAAGGGGGTAATACCGCCTCTTCGAGTCCTTGCGGTAGAGGCGGCTACAGGTGTATCAAGGAAAGCCCTTAGACCGGACATTTACCCATGAAGAAAGCAATCAAGAAAACCCCAGCCAAACGCCCGAGCAAGGCCGCCAAGCCGCGCAAGCCTAAGAGCCTGCCGGTTGATCCGGTGGTCGTATGGCAGCCGGAGGAAGAGAAGGATTGGCTTGACCGTCTGTTGGACAAGATTGAGACAGCTTGGAAGAGTGTCTTCCGTAGCAAATGACGAAGGAGAGAGACGATGACGAAGATGACAAAAAAGGCCCGCATTGAGCGGGCCCGGGAGATTATTGATCGGAATGAGTTAGGCATTCCTTTCAACGATCAGGATTTATTGGACTTTTCTGCTATCACCGGATGCGAGCTTCGCTATGCGCGACGCTGCATCGACCCGAACTATCTCACAAATTATCGCCACATAGAAGTCTTGGCGTATGACTGGGAAGAGCCGCGAGGCTGGTCGTGGCGTAAAGCCATTCAGATCGGGCAGCAGGACATTGAGAGCCATGAGAGGGCTAGAATCACTCAAGCGATGAGGGATGCTGTCCGCCTGCAGGTGAGCGACTTCCTTGAATCAGCAGATAAGTCTTGTGAGGTTTGCGCGACCACGGATTCCTTGACCGTGGATCATGTGTGGCCTCCGTTCTCTAGGATCATGGACGGCTACATCAATGAGTTTGGGAAGCCAGAGGTTGTCGAGAACAATGGGTCTGGGTTCAAATTTGCTAACAAGTTTGAAGAGTTTTGTTGGCAAGACTTTCACCAGTCAAAAGCAAAACTCGCTATCCTTTGCCGATCCTGTAACAGCAAGAAGGGCGCGAGGCCAGCATGAGAATGACTATGACCAGCATTGACGACAAAGGCCCGCTGATTACCTACACCGTTTTTCAGAACGTGCAGGCACGGGAGAAGACGGAATACGCTGATGCGGCGTGGACGGACTTGGTGCAGGTCATCGCCGAGGCGCCGACATATATCGCTAAGACAAGCTGCCCACTGTTGAGCCTATGTGAATACGGCGATGCGGTGGGCAGCGGAGGCGGCCTACGACACGCGGCGAACGTGAAGCGTGTGTACGGCGTCGAGGTCGATTATGACGGTGAGGAGGTCAGCCCAGAGGAAGGTCAGAAGCGCCTGCAAGCTGCCGGACTTCTGGCGCTGATCTACACGTCAGCGGGATATACAGACGGCGCACCGAGGTGGCGCGTACTGCTGCCGCTGTCGGAGCCTGCACAGCCGGCAGATCGTGCGCGGTTTGTAGCGCGGGCTAACCGTGCGCTCGGCGGTATTGCAAGCCGTGAGTCGTTCACGCTCTCGCAGAGTTATTACTTTGGCAAGGTGCGTGGCGCCAAGTTTATCGTGCTCGAGTCGCAGGGCCGTTGTATCGATCAGGCCGTAGACCTCGAGCCGTTATTCTTTACGGGCGGCACGACAGACTCAAAGACAGGTCGCGACACGCGCAGCAATCAAGAGTTGCTGCAATGCTTTGAGCGTGGTGAGGGGCGCTACGAGGCGATGCTCAAGCTCACGAGCCGCTGGGCCGCTCGCGGTATGGCCTACGATGACATCGTGACAACCATGTACGACCTGCTCGATAAGGGCAGCAGTCTCAACGGCGATGGCATCGACCTGCGCACGAGGGTTGAGCCGATGGCAGCAAGTGCCGTACGCAAGTACGGCGGCACCGTGCCGGAGGTCGTGGTCGGTGCGCCCGGTTATGCAAGCGCCAGCATATCGGCGGTCGTGGCCCAGCAAATAAATACGCAGTCAAGCGTAAGCATCATCGCCAAACGCTGGGAGCCGATCTCTGCCGCAGCCATCCCGCCGCGTGAGTGGCTTTACGGGTTTCACTACATGAGGCGCATGGTCAGCATGACTGCCGGCGCGGGCGGTGGTGGTAAGTCCAGTATGACAATGGTGGAAGCAGTCAGCATGGCTATCGGTCGCGACCTGTTGCGCGGCAAGTGGGCACTGCCGACCGGCGCACTGCGCGTCTGGGTACACAACGGCGAAGACCCGATGGACGAGTTGCAGCGCCGCTTGGTCGCGATCTGTATGGAACACGGCGTCGAGCCGAACGAGGTGGCAGGCAATCTATTCCTGACGAGCGGTCGCGACACCCGCATCATCGTGGCCGAGGAGCTCGACGGGACGGTGGTACAGATTCCGGCAGTGCGTGAGCAGGTCGTGCAGCAGATGCGCGAGCAAGCCATCGACGTGATGATCCTTGACCCGTTCATCGCGACCCACGCCGTCAACGAGAACAACAACCCGGCGATGGAGAAGGTGATGTGGGAGTGGCGCGCCGTCGCCGAGCAGGCGAATGTAGCGGTCGAGATTGTGCATCATTTCCGTAAGGGCAACGGCAACGAGGCGTCAAGCGAGGACGTGCGCGGTGCGTCGGCGCTGCTCGGGGCGTGTCGCAGCGTGCGGATCGCATCGCCAATGAGTCAGCCGGAGGCAGAGCGGTATGCCATCGACGTGAAGGAGCGGCGGCGGTACTTCTGGCTGCAGAACCCGAAGGCGAACATGAGGCCGCCGACCGACGAGCGGCTGTGGCGGCAGTTGGTTAGCGTCAGCCTCGGCAACGGTAATGCCGTGTACAACGAGGGGGACAAGGTGGGCGTGGTACGCGACTGGTCGCCTCCGACAGCCGACACGCACCTCACGAGCGGGCAGAAGGCTATCGTGCTGCGGGACATTGAGGGGGCGTACAACAAAGACCCGCTCTCGACCCGGTGTGACGTGCGCAGCGTCATGTGGGTGGGTCGTATCCTCGCGCAGCACATGGAGCTCGACCTTAACGACGCCGGGGCGCGTAGCACGATCCGTCGCATCCTCGAGGAATGGGAGAAGGATGGGAGCATCACCAAGGTGAGCGTGCGGGATCATGCGAAGGGGCGGTACGTTCAGGGGTACAAGGTGGGCGAGAAGGGCGAGGCCGAGGAAGAGGAGGTACCCTTTTGAGCAACATAATTGCCCCCAGTTTCCCCCAGTTATCCCAAGTCTTCCCCAACTTGCCTAAGCAACTAGGGAGGGGAATCTGGGGGTCTTTCCCCCAGTTCCCCAGTTCCCCAGTTGTATATAGGGGATTCAACTGGGGGAACCAAGAATCAATGACTTACACGCGTTTTGGATTTTCCCCAGTCTTTCCCCAGTTCACGACAGGAGTGCTCATGTCCCCCAAGTTCAAACCCCAGTCAAGGAAGGTTGAGAAGCGCATGACGCTTTCCGAGCCTGTTGCGTCCACGCCACTAGCACAGCGAATGCTCGACGTACTGGGGCCGGATGACTTCTCGGTGCTCAAGACGTTTCAGGAGCAGTTCGGGGGTAAGTTAGTCCACTACCAAGACCAAGCTGGTCAGGTTGGCAAGAAGCCGGGGTGGGTCGATGGCTAGACAGACTAGTCTGAACTTGACCGGGCCGTTGACCTGGGAGGACTCCGACTTCTGGGGTAAGACCTCGGCGTGTCGTCGGTTCAGTATCCGAGGGCAGACTATCGGAGGGAAACAGGAGTTCGTCGTCTGGCGACGTGGCCCTGATGGCAAGACGATCCCCAAGAACCTTGGCGTCTTCGACACGTTCGACAAGGCAGCGGCGAGGGCCGAGGAGGCCAAGTACGAAGAACTACCGAAGGCCAGCAAGATGATCGGATGGAAGTCTGACGCGGACGATTGGCGATGAGGAAGAATTGCCCGATATGCGGAGTCGCGAATACAGGTGGCTTGCCACACACTTGGCACAAGTCTGCGCATCGCAAGAAACAATACACGGTCGAGCAGATTGCCGAGATGTCAGAGAAGGCGAGAGAGTTCAATGCACTTGTGCAAATAGTGTCGTATGCGGTAGATATAGCGCGTCAACCGGACTATTGGGTGAGACGTGGGAAAACGACAACGACAACGCGGCGCAGAAACCGAAAGGGAAGTATGCGACGAGATAGCGAATCAGACGGGCTGGGTGGTCAAGCGTGAGCTAGGCCAGGCCAGAGATGGCGGTGCCGATATTCGGCTGGCCCAGTTTGTCATCGAGGTAAAGCGCCGCAAGTCCATTGCGGTGTACGAATGGATCGACCAGGTGAAGGCGGCTTGCGCCGGCTATGACGTGCCGGTGGTTATCTGCCGTGGCGATAAGCGTGAGTTCCTCGTGATCCAGCCGCTTGAGGATTGGCTGAAACTAGCCAAGAAAGAGTTACCCGAGAGATGAAATGTCCAAAGTGCGGGAAACCGAGCGAGGTCGTGAAGGTTTATCAGTTCCCGACCGAGGCGAGACGACGCAGAGAGTGTATGACCTGTGGGCACAGATTCTCCACGAGCGAGCGCGTCTGGAAGCGAGTCTATGCCGACGAGATCAAGAATCGCCCAATCAAGGGCGTCAAGAAGTCGCACCTGGAGGACAACCAGCAGCGACCGAAAAGGACGTGGAGTAACTTCGACGTCGTGGCCTTGGAAGGTTATGACCAGGATTGGGAAGACGTGACAACGTATGTCCATGTGAGCGACGACTGATGGCAGGATCACCACAGAAACGAGAGAAGCGCGATCGAGCGATCGCGATCCTCAATAACCCAAACTTCATGCGCGAGATCTGCGAGTACGTCTCGACTGGCGGAAGCCTTGCCGAGTTTGCGGTCGCTAACCAAATTCCTTATGGCCGACTGCATCGGTTCCTGTTCGACAACGAGGAGCGCAAGTCTGCAGTCCTGGCGGCTCGTCATGCTCGAGCGCAGTGGCACGTTGAGCGCATGGAGAAGTTAGCCAATAGCGTCGAAGAGTCGCAGATTGATCCTCATGCGGCGAGGGCT